AATCACATGGACAGCTATAATGCTAATCTTGCAGAGCATATCAAGCGCGTTATTTCTGAGATGTCTGAGGATGCATACAGGAACGCATACCGTTAAAGGAGTAGTACCTATGACCTATACGACCATACAGGGTGATACATGGGATGTTATTGCGCTGAAAACATTAGGCAGTGAGATGCATTCGACGGCAATCATGAAAAGCAATGTGCAGTATGCTGATATTGTTACTTTTTCGGCGGGAGTGCAGCTGAATATCCCTCTTGTCGCTCCTGTACAAGAGCAAACGCTCCCGCCGTGGAAAAGGGGTGATACCTCATGAGTAATGATAGTCTTGCAAGACGTACAGATGTCCTTGTATCGATAAATGGTGCAGATATCAGTGAGGATATGCGTGGCTATCTGCTTTCCGTGTCTTACACGGATGAGGAAGAGGATAAGACTGATGATATCAATGTACAGCTAGACGACAGGGACGGTATATGGCTGAAAAACTGGCTGAACAGCAGTGTAACATCTAGGGCAGCTTCGGGTGGCTCAGGCTTTTCGGTAGGCGATAACGTCATGGTTAAGCAGGGCGCAACAGACTATAACGGTACTGCGCTGCAACAATGGGTATATAGCTATGAGGGATTTACTGTTATAGAGGTAGGTGTCGTCAATCCTGACCTAATAGTGTTTGGCATTGATGGTGCAGTTACAGCGGCAATAAGAGCTGATGATCTTATAAAACGCGGCGAAAGCAGCTCGGTTACGTCATCGGGAACGCGTAACGGCTTGATTGGTGCTACGATTTCGGTGTCAATATTACAACGTAATCCTCATGATGATGGAGCAGACAGAATGCTTGAATGCGGTACTTTTCAAGTCGACACGATAGCGGCAAGCGGTCCGCCGTCAAAGATCACGCTGAAAGGCACTTCATTGCCTTTCACTTCAACTATTCGGTCACAGCTTCGTTCGAGAGCATGGGAAAACGTCAGACTGTCGGTGATAGCGGGACAGATCGCCCGCGACAACCGAATGTCGGTATACTTTTCTTCGGACTATGATCCGCTGTATACACGGCGCGAGCAGTCGCAGGAGAGTGATATAGTGTTTCTGTCGCGGCTTTGCAAAGCGGCAGGTATTGCACTTAAGGTGTCAGCTAACACGATCATACTATTTGACGAAGCGGCTTATGAACAGAAAAAGGCTGTGCGCAGTCTTATAAACGGCAAAAGCGATATTATCAGCTACAATTTTACTGATGGTGCAAGTGATACGACTTATAGCAGCTGTCATGTAAGCTATACGGACAGCGGCGGCAAGACCATCGAATACACTTACACGCCTCGAAACAGCGACGGCAGCGGTCAGGTGCTGGAGATCAGCGAGAAGGTCAATGACCGCGAGGAAGCGCGGCAGCTTGCAATGAAGCGGCTTCGTCAGAAGAATAAGAATAAGTTTTCGGCGAAATTTAAGCTTGTCGGTGATGTGGCTCTTGTAGCAGGTGTTACAATAAATGTATCGGGCTTCGGGGCATTCGACGGCAAATATATCATAGAACAGGCAGTGCACTCAGTATCAAGTAGTGGCTATGTTACAACAGTGCAGGCTCGTAAGGTACTGGAGGAATACTGATGGAGAGTATCAGAGTAGGCTTGGTTTCAAGTGTAAATGTTTCAGACCGCACGGCAAGAGTCATTTTCAATGATCGAGGCGGTACGGTATCGGCTAACCTCAAGGTGTTGGCGGCTTCTCCGCTGATAACTGTAGATATAACCACTCATGGTGAGGCTTGGAGCGTATCAGAACAGTATTCAAGCGTAGATAGAAAGCTTGGACGTGGTGAGGGCTATAACAAAGGCGCACCTGATACTATAAGCGGAGTTCAGGCGGTGCAGGGAAGTGCGGCAGTGATCAAGGTATACGGCTGGCTGCCGTATATTGGTCAGACAGTGCTGTGTGCGTTCATCACGAACGGTGACGGAGACGGATTTGTGATCGGAGGTGTATAAATATGCCGATTGGTACTTTTGGTGATGTGGTGTTTGAAGTGACAGACGATCATGTAAGGACATTCAACGGTTTTACCTACAATGTATCAGCAAAGTATCAGACACACAACAGGCTTGGCAGACGTCCGATTGTTGAATTTACAGGTCTCGACGCCGAAAAGATCACACTTAATATCAAGCTATCAACTTATCTCGGTGTGAATCCACGCAGAGAAATGCGAATCCTCAACGATATGTGTCGTTCGGGTGAGGCTCAGAGATTGTATATCGGTAATCAGAAGTTTGGACGTTACAAGTGGGTGATCGCTAAAGTGCAGACTAAACTGCAAAGGGTCGATAACCGCGGTAGGATCCTTTCGGCTGACTGCTCGCTTACCTTGACGGAATATGCGCGGAGGTGACTATGGTACAGATAATCAGGAGCGATCGACCGCCTGCAATTAACTTTGCTCCTAAATCGATCGCCGAGGAGATTGTACAGAATGTGCATATGCTCCTCAGCTCACACAAATACGATATCCCGCTCGCTCGTGAGATGGGCTTGTCAAGTGACGGCATAGGAAAGCCGCTGCCTGTAGCTGAGAGTTTACTCTATCGGGATATTATGAATCTTATAGAGGAATATGAGCCGCGTGCAGAAGTTGTGCGCATCGAGTTTGAGCAGGATAATATCACAGGGCTTATTATCCCTATAGTGGAGGTGACAACAGCAGATGAGTAAAAATTATCCCGATATAACCTTTGTGGAGGCGGATACACAGACAATCACCAATGAGATAATCTCTGCATACGAGCGGAAAACTGGTAGGACATTATACCCTGCCGATCCAGCCAGAATACAGCTGTTATTTCTTTCAAGCATCGTAGCACAGGAGCGTGTGCTGATGAATGAAGCGGCAAGGCAGAATATGCCGAGATTTGCGAAGGGAAGCTATCTTGATTCGCTTTGTGAGATATTCTTTGATGTTCAGCGCCTTGGTGCTATTGCGGCAACTACTCAGCTGGAGTTTACGATCTCGGAATTGCAATCGACTGCAATAGTTATCCCAGCAGGAACGAGAGCGACAGTTGATGGACAGATAATGTATGCGACTTTGACTGATACTGTCATACCACCAGGCGAGCTGACTGTAACTGCGGAAGCACAGTGTATTGTCAGCGGAACTGTCGGAAATGGCTTTTCTGCAGGACAGGTGAATGTTTGTGTAGATCTGTTCCCATATTTTTCAGCAGTCACTAATATCACGGAAACAGGCGGTGGCTCAAACGTTGAAACAGACGAAGAACTGTATGAGCGTATGCGACAGAGTGTAGAGAGCTATTCAACTGCCGGCCCTGTCGGGAGCTACATATATCATGCAAAATCAGCATCCGCTTTGGTTGCAGATGTAACAGCATCTTCACCAACGCCCGGTGTAGTTGACATCCGTGTGCTGTGTGAGGGCGGCGAGTTTCCTGATGAGGAGCTAATAGCTAAAATACAGTCAGCGCTTTCCGATGACAAGGTTAGACCGCTTACCGATAACGTTGTGGTGCAGGCTCCCGAAGTGGTCGGTTACGATGTGGCGCTCACGTTTTATGTCGGCTCTGACAGCGGCATGAGCCTTGCAGCTGCAGATGAAGCTGTATACAGTGCGGTGTCACAGTTTACGGCTTGGCAGTCGCAGAAGCTCGGCAGAGATATCAATCCATCGTATCTGATACAGCTTGTAATGCAGACTGGTGTCAAGCGCGTTGAACTGACGGCACCTGAACGTATCGTACTCAGCAACGTTCAGGCGGCACAGCTAGGAACAATATCAATCGTGAACGGAGGATATGAAGATGAGTAGCACTTTGACTACGGAAGGCATTTATGCAACATATCCGCCTGTTCTCAAGGCAGATGAGCGTGCTGCGGCAATCGGTGAGGTTATGGCTGAACAACTCGCAAAAAACCGTATGCTGTGCGATAAAACGATGATATACCCTGCTATAGACGCGCTTTCAGAGGAGATCCTTGATGCACTTGCATACGATTTCAACGTAGAATGGTACGATTACGAAGGAACGCTTGAGGAAAAACGCAGGACGATCAAAGAATGTATCAGTGTGCATAGATATAAGGGAACAAAATACGCTGTTGAAACCGCACTGAAAAGCGTGTATGAAACTGTAAAGGTGCAGGAATGGTTCGAGTACGGCGGCGAACCATATCATTTCAAGGTCGTTATCTATGATCATACCAACGATACCGAGAAGCGGCAAAGGGTGCTTGCCAAGGTGCACTATTACAAAAATCTGCGTTCGCATCTTGAGGAAACTGTGTATATGGTAGGCATTAACACTAATATAGTGCTCAATGCTGGAATCAAGACAGCTGGCAGGTACAAGAGAATATATACGGAGGTGAAGAATTATGGCTTGGAATAACAGTGTGGTAACAAACGCAGGACTTGCACTGCTGTCCGATGTTTTGAGCGGAGGCATGGTAACGATATCAAACGCCGCTATAGGTGAGGGGACTGTAGATGTCACAGCGCTGATGGCTCAGACGGAACTTCAGCAAAAAAACGATACAGTAACAGTCAATATTGCGGCAGAGTCAAACCTGACAGATGGCATAGGAAAAGCAATAAGACTACAGGTCAGGAATACAGGTTTGAAAGCTGCGGTGACAGCGCGGCAATTCGGTATTTACGCAACAGCGGACGATGGTTCTACCGCTTTGTTGGCGATAATGCAGGATGAAACAGGTGAGGAGATACCGTCGGAAGAGGAATATCCGGATTTTATGCTTGAATTTACTGCAGCAATTGCTCTGTCGCAGACAGACGGGATAACGGTTGTTGTCAGTGGTTCTGCGGCGATCACGGCTGAAACGCTTAAAGAGGCATTGCACTATAAAGCTGACAAGGATCATAGCCATGATATTGCAGATGTGGATGGATTGCAGACTGCGCTTAATGGCAAATCTAACAGCAGCCATTCTCATGCTATCTCTGATGTGATGGGGTTGCAGACTGTACTTGACGGTAAAGCCAATATAAGCGGCAAGCCTGTTGTCACAAGCATCGTTCCTATGGACGGAGCGGTCAAGCTTTCTTGGCTGCCGGTAGAAGGCGCGACACAGTACGCTGTTTCCCTCTACAATACTTCCACGGGCAAGTACACCGTACTCAACAAGACGCTCACTGCAACGGACTACACCGCAACAGGTCTGACGAATGGCACAGAGTATCAGTTCCTTGTACAGGCTTGTTTAAACGACACTTGGTCAAAATATGCGGTGAGCGACCACGTGTATGCTATTCCTGAAAAAATCAACGCACCTGCATCTGCTACTGCAGAAGGATATGTGACAACAGGTTCACAGACATTCGCTGGTACCAAAACATTTAAAGGAAGTATATTGTGCGGAGGTTCACATAATTTAGATGTGGCACAAGCCCGTGCAATATATGCAGGCACGACAGATATGATAGCAGGCGAAACATATTTGCCGACAGGTGCTATCTATCTTGTATACGAATAATAGGGTGGTTAGCATATGGCAAAGAGTAGCTATATTGGAGGCATTGATAACAAAGCTCGAAAAATCAAAAAAGGGTATCTTGGTGACATAGATAGCAAAGCACAAAAGGTTAAGAAAGCCTACATTGGTGTTAACGGTGTTGCAAGACCTTTTTTCGCAAGTGGTATAAGCTACTATGGACAGGCTCCCGACCTGTCTAGCGCACGTCTTGCAATGGCCGCTGCGTCTGTTGGAGGATATGCCTTGTTTGCGGGCGGCTACACTTTGCAAGCTGCAGGAACAGGTTATACTTCAGTTCAGAGTGGCGTGGTCGATGCATATGACGAGGCATTGGTTAGGAGCAGTCCAGTAACCATTTCTGCTCGTTCCGAAATGCAGGGAGTATCTTTCGGAAAATATGCAGTATTTTCATTCTCAAGAAATAACTCTGTAATCAACTTCATTGACAGTGCCTTTGTGAACAAAACTCTGACAGGATACGGATGTAGTCTGATTGGCGCCGCTACTGTTGGAGACAATGAATATGTGATGTTTACTGGAGGATTTAACAACGCCACGCAGAAAACTGTACAGTGCATCAGTGCTGCTCTTGTGAGTTCAAGCAGCCTTTCACTTGGCACTGCCCGATATCGTCATGCAGGAGCTTCTGTAGGTGGATATGCGTTGTTCGCTGGAGGTATGAATGATGTAACTAGCCATATGAGTTCGGTTGAAGTATTTTCACCTGAACTTGTGAAGTCATCTGCCACATCGCTTTACACTGCAACTAAGAATTTATCGGGCGCAAGTTTCGGAGATTATGCATTATTCGGTGGTGGTCGAGCATCTGGTGGCACTTTGGTGACAGTTACAGCATATAATTCTGAACTTGTGAAATGTCAAGTTCCTGACCTTAGTAGTGGTAGAAGCTTCATTGCAACAGCAGTATTACAGGACCATGCCTTGTTTGGTGGAGGCTCATCGAATGGCAGTGATGATGGTGCCGCGGGTGTTGTTGATATATATAACGAAGACCTTGTTCACAGCGTTGCCGAACAGGGACTCGCGTCACCAACAATGTATCCAGCGGCGACAACCATAGGTAATTATGCTTTGTTCGCGGGTGCGGATGGAGCTGTAACAGCATACACAATTTAAATTTAAGGGAGGATTTTTTATTATGAAGAAGCTTGAAGAGTACACAGGAGAAAAGGTATACGCATTCCCAAACGGTGCAAGGGCAACTCGGGAGGCGGTGTTGCAGCGCTTCCCCGCGGCAGAGGATTTCACCTTTGTTGTGACGACAGATGAATATGGAGAGGTCATGTTCGGTATGGATAACCTCTCGGCATTGCGGAGTATTTACAATATTGATAAGTCCCTCTCCAAGGAGGATGCGATTGCGGCTATTGAGGAGATAATGAATACTCCAGCAGAGGTAAATGAAGAAGTTTCCGACCAGACAAGAATCGCAGATGCCCTTGAAGATATGGTCGTACTTCAGGAGCTGAACGCTCTGGAAGCTTAATAGAAAGGAGGAATTACTATGGCACATTCGGCACAGTATGAACATCTTAAGGCACGCTATGAACAGGGTCGTATCAGTGACAGCATGCTTCGCAAGTATGTTGCGGTCGGTAGAATTACCGCGGCAGAGTACACGGAAATTACCGGAAAGGACTATTGATGGCTGAGCTTGACCTTGACATCATCCTCGAATGGGATGTGAAAGCGAAGTGTGCGCGGCGAGAGGATGAAGCCGCCGCGCTGGAAGAAACGCAGGAGCTTCCTGCGGAAACGGAGGTTACATAATAATGGATAAACTCACACAGATAATCGACTGGCTTGCTATGACGGCAGGAGTACTGCTCGGCTTCCTCTACGGCGATATTACGCCGCTCATGTACAGCCTGATAGCAATGGTAGCACTGGATTTTATAACAGGTTTGGCTGCAGCTGCTGCACGCAAGGAGGTCACGTCCTGTAAGATGTTCAAGGGCCTTATACGCAAGTTCCTGATACTGGTGCTTGTGGCGGTGGCGCACGTTATAGACTGCTACGTCACGAATACCTATCCTGTGATACAGTCGGCAGTGATGCTGT